AATGGTTTTGTTTGATCCCTTAGAAGTCTTTCAAAATAATCTGGCGAATAGTTTGGTGGGAAGTTTGGCTTACCTCTAGCATCTACTCCAATCCGATAAATGCCCTTATGAAGGTCTTTATCTTTGATCTCTAGGCTATAAATGACCTTAGACATATCAGCCCCACTATTAAGATTTATAGGTCTATCACCCATAATTTGGCTTAAAATGGTCTTCAAAAGACGCTCTATCGTGCTTCTCTCTTCTAAAAACTGATGCTCTACCTTATCAAGTTGACGAGAATCGATCATAATTCCGTTCTTTTCCATCGAAACAAGGAACATTAGCATCTCATTCATCAAATTAAATGTTGGGATTAAACCTGGATGGTTCTTCAATTCTTCTTGTTGTTTCTCATAAATCTCTGCACAAGATTGAACGTCAGCTTGAGCATATTCTAAAACTGTTTCCAGTGGTATCTCTTCAAATCCAATACCAGACTTAAATAAGTCATCAATCAAATCTGACTTCTTTTGAGTTACACCTCTTCTGATTGCAGTTTTTTCAAGACTTAATTCGGGTCGTTGTCCTCTAGCAAAAATGTACTCACCGATCATAGTACAGTACACTTTCTGATGATCTTCAATCTTAAATCCAGATTCTAACAACCATTGAACATCAAATTTAGCATTGTGAGCTACAATGATTTCTGCTTTGGATAAGCATTCTCGAAAATGATTTGGACTATCTGGAACCTGTTTTTCTTTATGATTAAATACGGCATCATAGTAAGAACCCTCCCATTTATAATGAACAGAAACTAAACGATTTTCTTCATTGAAAGGGGAGTTGTCATTTGAACCATTAAGTTTTTTAACTGTTGTTTCTACATCAAGGAATAATACATTCATGTATTGTCCTTATAGAAAATATGCTTTCCAACTTTACATCTTTTGTCGAAATGCTTTCTCCAGAAAGGTCTTACATAGTCTGCATGATAGTGAGTTGCATCTGAAACACAATCAATCTTGATGCCTTTATGTTCAAGAAAAACTTCTGCAAGAGCTAAAGATTTCTTCCAGGCTTCTTTTTCGTAGGGTTTATCAGACTTCTCATCCCAATACCAACTGAATTGTTTGTATTGTTTTACCACTTCACAAACAGTGTTAGGAAACTTTTCAGACTCAACTCTATTCATTGTGACTTGAGCAACTGCAATTTGAGATTTTATGTCTTCAGATCTAGCTTCAAAGTAAATATTGAGAGCCAAACAAAATAAGGATTCTGCTATCATGCTATTCTCCCTATAAATTTTGGTAGGCTAGAATTATTTTTATCGAACAAATACCAACAGGAATTGTCTTTACCAGTTGTGTTCCCAAACCATTTTACTCTTCCAATGGCTACAATCATTTTAAGAAAACCAGGACGATTGGTGAAACGAGAGGATTGTTTTGTAAATATCCAATCTGCATCAGCTAGTAAAAAAGTAGGTCTTAGAGAAACAAAATGCTCAATCATAGGATGCAAAATATCTCTCTTCCAAGGAGTGTTTGTTATGATGCAATCAGCATCTTGCAAGTGAGTTTCATTTAAATCGAATGCATCTAGTGGCATTACATCTTGCCTTTGAGGTTCAATGTCACTCAACCATTTGCAAGTCATATGTGATTGACTTTCAAGTGCATCAACCAATGCTCCATTACCTGCACAAGGTTCAACAAAATATTGATAATCAGATAAATGTGGAATTAATGGTTCTACCGCTTGGTATGGGGTAGGGTAGTAATCTCTTGGTTGTCTTTCAAAGTTTGATCTTTTGCCCATGATTAATCCTCATAAGTTGAAATTTCGTGATTTAAGAAACAAACCGCAGTTGAATGAACACCACTTAGTTTGTTCTTGCAGACAGATAAAAATCGTGTGTAGTCGGGATCTTCATTTTGAGATTGAGGATGTTTTGAGATCCCTATTAAAAGATCGACTTCTGCTGCTTTACCTATTTTTGAGTTCTCCATGTCGAATGGAGTAAGTTTCGTTTTATACTGTGCTTCTGAAGATGCTTGAGAAACAACTAGCAGAGCAATATCTTGCCGTTTTGCTAACTCTCGAAAACTTGTATATAAGGCTCTAAGTTTTTCATGGCTTGCATTATACGATCCACGCAGATGAACTTTGTCAGCTTGGTCAATGCATACAAGATCTGGCTTACGGCTTGCTATGATTGCTTCTATTTTAGAAAATTCAAAACTACCTACATTAGCAATCTCAAATTTACTTTCTATCTTATCAAATTCTTCTTTAATCTTTGGTAAATTTTCTCTTACTTCATCTTTTCCAGTTTTAGTTAAAGCTTGCATGGATCGAAGCATTGTTCGTCCACCATCCTCTTCATTTACGAGAATAAGGACTTTAGCACCTTGATGAACAAATCCACCTGGAGCGACACATAAACTTGCTATAAAAGCCGTTTTACCTACTTCTGGAACGGCAAAAAAACAACCGAACTCTTTCTTACCAATGCCATAGACAATGTTACTAAGAGAATGAATGTTGAACTTAAATCTATTTTCATCAGAAGTAAGTTTAAGCAACTCTTCAATGTCTTTCGTAACAAAACAATCCTCGAAATCATCAGGTGAAAAGCCTAGATCTTTTTTAATAAGATGTTCTTCAAATTCTTGTTCAGCATTTTGATTGCCCTCAGATATTCTAAGAAGGATCTCTGCACCTTGCCTTGCCCAGTTTTGTTTCCACAATTCAGTAATAACATCTTTAGCAATGTCATCATTTACATCTTCAGATTTGTAAATTAATTTTAATGCAGTTCTAAAATCTTCTTTTTGGTATTCGGTAGCTACTGGATGTTTTGATTCCCAAACATTTAAAATGTCAGATGTTGTTATGTCTTGAGTAGTCTTGCTATGAGCATCATCTATTATGTTAAAGATTTCTTTATGCTCACTGGAAAACAACTCTTCTGAAAGTCTTAATTTATTGTTTTCATAAAAATCATGCTTTAAACATGACTTTAATATTGCTTTTGTCATACTCGATGCCTTTGTTAGTGTAATGCTAAGTGTTATAGCACAGGCTTTATGACAATACAATTAAAAATATTTAATAATAACACTAGTGGTAAAAAGGCACAAAAAAACCTCAATGAAGAGGTTTAGTTGAGGTTATTTTTTATGATGTATTTTCTACATTCTTACTTTAACTTTTGATATATCTGGCATTCCATCACCTCTTCGCTCTCGCATATCGGTTTGGAAATTTTCTACAAGTGGATTACCTGCCACCATTGATTCAATTCCGTTTTTTACCTTTTGATGCTCTCTACTGGCTTCATCATAACTATTGATAGTGTAATCGATTAAGACGATGGCTCGAACTTTCATTTTAGGCATTAATTGTTCCTTTCTCTTTTCTCCGAATGGTTTTAAGTCATTTCATTCAAGACTATCCCCAAATAGATCTTGGAGTTCTTTAACATTTAATCTTTTTAAATCCTTTTCTAAAAGTGTAACTGTAACATTAGTAAAGGGTTTTATTAGATCTGTTAGAGATAATGCCTTAGAACTAATGTCTTTGTCAAGACAAATATTAATGTTATTGTAAGAGCCTAATAAATGCTTCTGCTTAGAGGTAATATTTGTACCACCAAGAGCAACTCCAACAATACCCTCTAATCTAGCCACAGAAACCGCAGAGGGGCAATCTTCAACGACAACCGCAGTATTTCCCTCTCCTATAATAAATAGACCAGAGGTATCACCATAGATCTTCCACTTAGGTTTTAAATCTTTAATCAGTGTTCTTCCAGTGGCTCCAACATTCCCAGGATAAAAAAATAAAATTCTTCTTTCTTTAGGAGAATATTTTACATTAACTTTATTCTCTCTCACACTCGACAAACAATTATTCTTTTCAAGCCAATCCACAACTTCTGGATGAAAGAGGGGGTCAGATACTATTTCTGGTATTTCATTTTTAAATTGCTGCTCAACAATTTTAGGCTCTTTAGCAATTCGCCTTTTCATAACATTTGTCGATGGCATACCCTTTTTAAATCCTCTTACAAAACATGAAGCTTTGTAGCAGTTCCACACAGTGTCACCATCGATGTTCGAGATAGTAAAAGTATTTTTTCCAAGGCAAAAAGGACAATCAATTCTCTTTGTTTGGTTCTCTTTTAAATATATGTCCTCGATCACTG